CAGAAAAACGGTTATGTTTGGAACAACAAGTACGAGGGCGACCCTAAAGCGGGCGCTGTAAAAATCCCCGTACGTGACACAGAAGTTACAGTAACTTCTTACAACAAGCAGAGCGGAGCTACAAAGAGCTACGCCAGCGGTTCATTTATCACTTTGACTATTTCAAAGGATAAAGCAGTAAATGAAATCATCGACGGCTTTGAAGCTGACGCAGTACCCGACAATATCGTGGCAGACCGCCTTGACAGTGCGGGCTACTCTTTGGCTATGCAGATTAACGAGGACGGAACAGCAGAACTTCTTGACAAGGCTACTGTTATCGGACAGACAAGCGCCACAAGCAAGTCGAATATTTACGACCGCCTTGTAGACGCAAAAACAAAGCTGACAAAGAACAAAGTGCCTGCTACTGGACGCTTTGCCCTTGTAAATCCCGACACTATGAACCTTGTTTTGAAGTCAAGCGAGTTTACCGCCGCTTCATCACTCGGCGACGAAGTAAAGCAGTCGGGCGCAGTCGGACGTATTGCAGGCTTCCTTGTATTTGAGGACGCAACACTGCCCGATCATGCAAACTTTATCTGCGGACACCCGAACTGGTGCTGCCGCGTTGAGGAATGGCAGAAAGACGTACACGTGCAGGACTTGGGCGGTTCGGGTACATACATCGGCGCAAGCGCTGTACAGGGACGTAAGATTTACGACCACCTTGTAACAAAGTCGGCAGCCGTTGTTATGGATAGCGGCGTATTGAACGGTAGCGTAGCTATTGCGTCACATACAGCAACTATCACACTCGGAACAAACGCTACAGGCGCAAAGTATCGCATTAAACACGGCGACACATGGGGCGACTGGACAGCTTACGACAGCACAAACAAGCCTACTACACAGGCAAAAGACACAATCGAGTTCTACTCGTTCGACGCTGACGGTGTACGCTCGGGCATTGTGTCACAGGTTGACGCATAAGGCACGGGGGCGGCAATGTTTGAGAACGTAACATATAGCTTTTATACCGAAACTCTTGGACGTTCCGCCGTCCCCGAAAGTGCTTTTGATTTACTGGCCGACGACAATAAAATGTTTATGAAACAACTTATTGCCGACGGCATTGTAAAAGAACGGGAAGAAAACGGGATAGACATTGCAGTTTGCAGAATGATTGAAATTGACTACTTGACCGAGCAGGAAGCAAGCGGCGCGGCAGCCGAGGACAGCGGCAGCGTGGCAAGTGAAAGCATTAACGGCTATTCATACAGCTACGACAAAACCGCACAGCAGGCAGCCGTAAAGCTGAACGCCAAGAGCGCGGCAGAAAAGAAAATCAATATCATAAAACTGTATAACGACTATAACGCGGGGGTTTGCTAATGGCGCGACCTATAGCAAAAAAGCTGCTGGTGCATACCTGCACGCTTAAAAAGCCCGCTGGCCTTGACCGCGACAGAAACCCGACCTTTTCAGAAACAGTATTAAAGCGCGTGAGAATCGGCGCGACTTTTCAGACTGTACGGGGCAACGTGGGCGAAACCAAAGCCGACACAATGACGCTTGTAATTGACGCGGTTAATTCTGCGTATGAAACAACAAGCGGCGAACCTACGGCGCAGGTATTGCCAGCGGAAAACGACGTTATCGTATGGGACGGCAAGAGCTTTACCGTGCGAAGCGTTACGCCTTGCTTTGCGCAGAGCGACACCCCGCACCACTGGGAGGTAATGCTTGAATAGTAACGGCGGAATTACATTTAAGGCGACCGCGAACTTTGACAGCGCAGCTGCAAAACGAAAGTTTAGCGGAGCTATTCATAAAGCGCAGATAAAACTTGACGCGCAGGTTTTGACGGACAGTAACTACTATTGCCCGCTCAAAACGGGAACATTGCAAAAGTCGGGAATTATAAACACCGTGTTAGGCAGCGGCCTTGTCGTATGGAAAACACCGTACGCCCGCGCCCAGTATTACGGCGTAAACTTTGACAGGAGCAAAGACCAGAACCCGAACGCCTGCGCGAAATGGTTTGAAGCTGCAAAAGCTCGGAAAGTGAAGCAATGGGAGAAACTTGTAAATGATACAGTCAAAAATAGCTAGCGCAATCAGCGCATACGTTGAAGAAGCGCTGCAACTGCCTTTTACAATCTATTGCGACCTTATCCCCGACGAAGCAGCCGACGGCGCTTGTGTTAGGCATGACCCGACCCCAGCAGCAGAAAAACGCTACAACGACGGCACCCGCCTTGTAGCTCGGAACTTCACTTTTTACACACGCTGTAAAAATGCAGCTGACGCGAGGGAATACGGCAAACAGATAGTTGATACACTGGACGGCGCAACAGTATTGAGCGCTGAAAACATAAAGATAGAGTGCGAAGCAGTAACCCTGCCGCAGTATATCGACACTGACGCAAAAGGTTTTACGACCTACGCCGAAAGTGTTAAATGCACATTTTTAGAGGAGTAACAGACTATGGGCGATTTAGTTAAAAAGACCAAAATTGTACCGTTCTTGAATACCGGCACAAGTTCAACACCCGTTTGGACGCAGATTAAAAAGTCAACATCGTTCGACTTGAACACAAACCCGCAGGTAAAGACTTTTGATTTTATCTCAAGCGAACAGCCCGAGGAAGAAATCGACAGCTACCAGCCGAACCTTGCGCAGGCTTTGACAATGTTCAAAGGCGAACCCGACTACCAGCATATTTTTGATATGCTTTACGAACTGCCTACAGGCGAAAACGCTCACCGCGACGTGCTTATCGTTTTCTATCAAGAAACCGCAGAGTACACACCCGAGGGCAAAACAGAAAGCGAAACTGTTTATAAGGCTTGGAAAATTGACAGCTTGGTAAAAATTAACCAGCTCGAAACCACAAATGAACAGATTAACTTTGAACTTGGCTTCAACAACATCAAGCGCGGTGCTGCTGAAATCGTAAGCGGTAGCCCGTCATTCACAGAGGGTACATTCTCTAACGGAACATTTACCCCTGCTGCATAATGGACTTATCAGAAGCAAAGCTGCCTGAAACCGTAAAGGTGGACGGCAGCATATTTTACGTAAAAACATCGTTTAAGTTTTGGCTAAAGTTCTTAAAGAAACTTGATGATAAAAACGCGCCGCCCGCAGATTTTGACTTTATGTATAACGGGGCACGCCCTCGAAGTCGATTAAACGGAATTATGGCGCTTGTGCAATTCTGCAACCCGCCGCAGTTACTACCGCGCCCCGAAGTGTTCGGCAGCGGCAGCAACGAAAAAGCAACCGACTACACCGTAGACGCTGACTACATCTACGCGGCATTTATGGAGCTTTACGGCATAGACCTTATCGAAAGCGATATGCACTGGTACAAGTTTTTAGCGCTTTTTAAGGGCTTACACGGAACGAAACTTAACGAAATTATCGGGTATAGACTTTATGAGAATACCAGCGGCAAGCGCGACGCATACACAAGACAAATGGAAAAACTGCGCAGAGCTTGGGAACTTCCACAGATAGAAACGGACGAAAACGACGAAGCACTGGCAGCGTTTGAAGCACGCTTGAATAAATAGCACGCCCTGCACGATTGCGGGGCTTTTTTTATGGGAAAATGACTATATAGGTATGGCAAACGACGGCGAAATTAGATTTAATACCAAAATTGACGAAAGCGGCCTTGATAAAGGCTTAAAGAGCGTCAAAGGCAAAGTAGACAAATTAGGCAAAGACACAAAGGACTTGAACGCGCTTAAAACGGCGTTTAACGAAACGGGCGGAGCTGCTGCGGGCTTTACAAGCAAGCTGGGCGGCGTAGCGTCAAGCGGTGGCGTTGCTGCGGCTGCTATCACTGCGGCGGTAATGGCTGCAAAGAAATATATTGAAACACTCAAAGAAGCAAACGAAGCCTACAAGGTACAGGAAAAGGCAGAAAAGGCACTTTCAAAGGCTGCGGAAAACAACCCGTATTTAAACGGCGAGGGCGTAGAGCGCCTTAAAGACTTTGCGGGCGAGATCCAAAAAGTAAGCAACTACGGCGACGAAGCAACAATCGACATTATGGCGCAGCTTGCGGCCACAGGCAGAAGCGAAGCTGAAATAATGAAAATTATGGCGGCAGCTGCGGACTATGCAGCCGCAAAACATATTGACCTTAAAACGGCAGCAGAAACATTAAACAGCACATACAGCGGTATGGCTGGAACTATGGGGCGACAGATTGCCGAAATTAAAGACCTTACCGACGAACAGCTCAAGAACGGCGACGCTATCGACCTTATAGCGAATAAATACAAGGGCTTTGCAGCTGACGCGGTAGACAGCGGAACACAGGCAAAAAATGCTTTTGGCGACTTCATGGAATCAGTCGGCAAAATGGCAAACCCTATGTTTGAGGGCTTGAACCAGCGTGCAAAATCGTTTTGGGAATCCATGACCGAACAAATGAACAAGTTTAACGACGCGCTGGAAACTGCAAGAAAGACTTGGGCAATCGGCGGTGACTATCAGTGGGCAAAAGAAGCAGTCGATAACATCAAGCAGTCAAGGAATAATATAACTGCAAAGCAAGGCGCACGCGTAGCGCAGGATTATACAACTGATACATTGGGGACGTTGGACGATTATAACCTCGACAGCATTAAAGTTTATCTTGAACAGTTGGAACTCAAAGGCAAAATAAAACAAGAAGAAGCCGAGATATTGAAGATAGCAAGAGAAGAAATTGCTACAAGAGAACGCATAGCCAGTTATAACGCCAAAGTCGCAGAGTATGCAGAAAAATACAGAAATTATTCTCTTGAAACATTGAAAACAAAAAAGCAAGAGAAAGAAGCGTTAGGACAATATGACGCAGAATGGACGGCAATAGCCGAAGCAATAGAACGCGCCGAAGAAGCCGCAAAAAAAGCGCAGGAACAGGCAACAAATACAGCAAAAAAAGCGCAGGAACAGGCAACAAATACAGCACAAAAGACCGCGAACGACTACGCAGCCGCAAGCAATAAGGAGCTGCAAGAAAAATTAAAACTTCTTGAAGTTGAAGCAAAGGCAAAGGGCGAATCGGTAGACGCTCAAGACGTTTACAACGCTTATTTGCAGTCATACGTTGACTTGCTCACAAAGACAAACGGCACAATACAAGAGGGCTACCCGATAGAAGTACGCCGCCGAAAAGAGCTTGAGGAAGCAAAAAAGGCGCTGGACGCTGCAAGGGATAGCGAAGAAAAGCTCGCAGCCGCAATGCAAATGACGCAGGCGGCCACAAACGCAATTAACAGCATTAAACGCGAAGTAACGCCAGCAGAACAAATGCAGGAACAAATAGACGCGCTGGAACAGCTTAAACAGAAACTACGGGAAGCCAGCGACGAAGAAATCGCAGCAGCTCAAAAAGACGAAGAAATACAGTACAGCAAGCAGGAACTTATAGAGGGCGTTACTGCTGCTGAAAAGTCGCTCATTGACGAAAAGGT